ACCATCTGTGCTGGCTCTGGTCTGGGTAAGTCTACGTTCATGCGTGAGCTAGTGTTCTCCATACTAGGACAGACCAACGACAGGGTAGGACTAGCCTTCCTTGAGGAGACACCAGACAGGACAGCGCGTGGTCTGGTAGGACTACAGATCAACAAGCCTATACACCTGCCGGGATGTGACTACTCACCCTCTGAGGTAGACCAAGTGTTTGACAGCATGGATCTTGATGATCGTGTTGTGTTGTGGGATACGTTTGGTTCCAACAAGATAGAGAACGTGTTGGCTAGGTTCCGTTACCAGATCAAGGTACTGGGTGTGAAGTACATTGTGCTGGATCACATCAGTATCTTGGTATCAGATCAGGAGAATGGTGATGAGCGTAAAGCTATCGATGAGATCATGACCAAGCTACGTATGTTCTGTCAGGAGATGCGTGTGTGTATGTTCATCGTGTCACACCTGCGTAGACCTGAAGGCAAGGGACATGAGGACGGTGCATACACCAGCCTTGGTCAGCTACGTGGGTCAGCAGCCATTGCACAACTTAGTGACATCGTGTTAGGATTAGAACGTAACGCACAAGCAGAGGATCCTATGGTACGTAACACAACCAACGTGCGTGTATTGAAGAACAGGTTCAGCGGTATGACAGGGCCAGCCACTGCGCTGATGTACAACAAGGATACGGGGAGGCTCACTGAGGTATTTGAATGAGATGCGTTGCTTGTGATAAGATAATGACAGACTACGAACTAACCAAAAAGTTTAGTAGTAGTGGTGAATTCGTGGATATGTGTAATGAGTGTAGTCGTTACCTTGCTGATGATGACTTGATAACAGTAGGTAACATGGACTATGCTACCCTTAGCGATCTAGAGGAGATACGAGATGTCGAACATGGGACGTTGGATTATGACACAGGAACAGAACAAGGAGATGAGGACGAATGGTTATGAACTTTCAGAAAGACAACAACTTGATCTCTCCTACTACGAATACTGTGTTCTTAGACATAGAGGCAGACGGCCTGAACCCTACGAAAGTACACTGCGTGGTTACAAAGAGATCGAACGAAGCTCACTTGACCCACTTATCTAGACGGAGTTTGATGGATGAACTGGCAAAAGGTGGACAGGTGTGTGGTCATAATCTTATTGGCTACGATCTGCCTGTGCTGTACAGGCTATGGGGTATACGCATACCTCAACACAGAGTTGTGGACACACTGGTTCTTTCACGCCTCTTTCATCCCGACTTGGATGGTGGTCACAGCCTCGCTGCTTGGGGAACTAGGCTTGGCTTCCCTAAAGGAGAGCACACTGATTGGGAAGAACTGTCTGAAGAAATGGTTGAGTACTGCAAGAGAGATGTGGATGTCACTCACAAACTACACGATGCACTGATGGCACAGATGCAGATGTTTGGATTCAGTAAGCACTGTGTTGACCTTGAGCACAGCGTTGCGTTCATCTGTAAGGATCAGGAAGACAACGGCTTTGAGTTTGATAGAGATGGTGCAGTAGAACTATACGAAGAACTTACTACCCGTATGCACAGGATAGAGAAAGATTTACAGAATGTGTTCCCACCTATAGTAGAGGAGAGGATCAGTGATAAAACACAGAAGAGACTCAAGGACAAAGTTACGGTATTCAATGTCGGTAGTAGACAACAGATTGCAGAGCGGCTTACTAGCAAGGGTGCTGTGTGGAAGGAACTCACTCCCGCAGGAAAACCAAAGGTCGATGAGGCTACACTTAAAAAGCAGGCTCACATTCCCGAAGCAAAGATCATACTACGTTATCTTCTCTGCCAGAAACGAGCCTCTCAAGTTGACTCGTGGATTAAAGCAGTTGGCGAAGACAAGAGAATACATGGCAGAGTCAGGCACATCGGCGCTGTCACCGGACGGATGGCACACTCCGGTCCAAACATGGCTCAGATACCTGCTGTAAGGGCTGAGTACGGGAAGCAATGTCGTGCGTTGTTTAACACACCTGATGATCGTGTACTTGTTGGTGCTGATGCTAGTGGTCTTGAGCTACGTATGCTTGCACACTATATGAATGATGCTAACTACACCAACGAGATATTAACAGGTGACATACACACAGCTAACCAACATGCTGCTGGACTAAAGACAAGAGATCAAGCCAAGACATTTATCTATGCGTTCTTGTACGGTGCAGGTGACGCTAAGATAGGCAGTGTTGTAGGTGGTAGTGCATCTCATGGTAAGAAACTAAAAGCAGACTTTCTTGAGAACACACCAGCACTGGCAAAGCTACGTAAAGAAGTAACAAAGGATGCTGAGTCTGGTTTTCTTACTGGTCTTGACGGCAGACGTATACGTGTACGATCACAACACGCCGCACTGAACACGCTACTGCAAGGTGCTGGTGCTGTAGTAATGAAGCAGGCTATCATTATCCTGTACGATTTATTAGCCCGTGTTGACTTCAAGCTAGTCGCACAGGTACATGATGAGTGGCAGATAGAGTGCCGCCCAGAAGATGCAGACTTCATTGGTAAGTCATGTGTCAACGCAATGGTATTCGCAGGTGAACTCCTGCAACTGAACTGTCCGTTAGACGGAGAGTATAGAGTTGGTAATAGTTGGGCAGATACCCACTAGCACAATTCTATTTTATGTGGTATAATATTAGGGTAAGTTTAATTATCGGAGATGTGTAATATGTCTAATGAAGCACCCAACGTAATGGTAAAGTGTGACTTGTTCTGGCCTAACCTGACTCACAAGAATGAGTTAGCAGGTAAGTACACAGTTGATCTTGCCAACCTTTCTGACGCTGCTATCACTGCGTTGGAAGATATGGGTATCAGCATCAACAACAAGGGAGATGAGCGTGGATCGTACATCACCTGCAAATCCAACAACAAGTACCGAGCGTTCAACACTGACGGAACAGAGTTGCTCATCAAGGGACGAACACCGCGAGACGAAATGGACGACACAGAAACAGGAGTCGTGGTGGGTAATGGTTCCACAGCTAAGTGTCTCATCGGCTACTACGATTGGGAATACCTCAAGAAGAAAGGTCGTAGTGCCACACTCAAGCGCCTTGTGATTGATAAGGTTGTTGAGTACGCACCAGAAGTAGAAGAGATGGAAGCTCTGTGATACTCATTGATGGTGACATGCTGGTGTACCGTGTTGGCTTTGCTTGTGATGATGAGCCAGCACGGGTAGCAACAGAGACTCTAGATAACTATCTATCTCAGATAGTGTTAGATCTGTCTGATCACTACACATCCAGCATTGTTTACCTAACTGGTAAGGGCAACTTCAGGGACGAGGTTGCTGTTACCCAACCCTACAAAGCTGGTCGTTCTGAAAAACGTAAGCCTGTACATAAGAAACTGCTCCGCGACTTCATGGTATCTGAGTGGAATGCAGAGGTTGTTAACGGTATGGAAGCTGACGATGCTATAGCTATCAAGGCCACTGAGCTAGATCACAAAGCTATTATCTGTTCGTTAGACAAAGACTTTAGGCAGGTTCCTTGTCCTATGTATGATTACACCAAGAAGGTTTTAACTGCAGTTAAAAAAGATGACGCTATGCGGTGGCTGTACAAGCAGGCGTTAATGGGTGATCGTGTTGATAACATCCCCGGTATCTATGGGGTTGGGCCTAAGAAAGCTGACAAGATCATTGACCCGTGTACAACAGAGTGGGAGTGTTACAGTACCTGTCTTGCTCACTACTGGGACAATGAGTTAGATGAAGAGCGACTACTAGAAAGTCTTAACCTTCTGTACTTGTTACGTTCACATGATGATAAGTACGAGAAACCAAGTGAAGTTTGATTCTAAGTTTGAGAAAGAAGCCTATGCACTTATGCGAAGCTGCGAGTACCATCCTTCACAGACACTAGAGTACGTACTACCTAAGACGTATGAGCCTGACTTTGTTTACAAGACAAAAAGTAAGACCATATGGATAGAAGCTAAGGGTAGGTTCCGTACATCAGACGAGGCACGTAAGTATGTCTACATTGCAAAGACGCTTGGCCCAGCAGAGGAGTTGGTATTTCTCTTCCAGAAACCAAAGACACCAATGCCGGGATCACGTAGAAGAAAGAATGGTACACGCTACACAATGGAAGAGTGGGCAGACAAGCAAGGGTTCAGATGGTACACCCTTGAAACAATACCAAGAGGGTGGAGACAATGACTAGACACCTAGTAATACCCGACACACAGATAAAACCTGACTGTCCTATTGATCACATGATGTGGGCTGGCAGATACGCTTGTGCAATCAAGCCTGATACCATCATACATCTAGGTGATCATTGGGACTTTCCCTCGTTGTCGTCTTATGACGTAGG